GGACCGTGGCATCGCAGAAGATGCAGCGCGTACAAATGAGACCGGACTGGTTGATGACCTCAGCGAGCTGCACAAGATGCTTGCGAGTGAGTTTGACCAGGTGGCGTTGCCGACGCCGCCTCAAATGCCGGGTTGGCACCTTTGCTGGTTAACCACCGGCTCGAGCTACGACAATGTGCAAAAACGCATGCGCCTGGGGTACATCCCCGTAACAGCAAGCGACTTGCCCGAGTTCGAGACTGGCGGCCCAGCGTCTGCGCAATTCGAAGGTGCGATCACCTGCAACGAGATGGTGCTGTTCAAAATCCGCACCGACCGCTATCAGGCGATCATGAATATGTTCCATCACCAGCGTCCGCTGGATGAGGAAAATTCCATCTACGAGAAGGCTCAGGCGTTGGCTGGTGAAGAAGACAGCTCCGGGCGCTCACTTGCTCGCAAGGAAGGCGACGGTTTCGACAAATTGGCTCAGAACATACAGCGCGGACAAGCGGTCCAACCTGAGTTTGATGCCTAAGTAAGGAGTATCCTTTATGAGTGCAACTTCTGCGCCATTTGGCTTGCGCCCAGCCTACCATCCTACAGGCTTGGCCCGTGCTCGCGAATATGGCATGTCCGCTGCGTACAACGTGGCAATCTACAAGGGTAGCCCTGTTGCTCTTGTGTCCAATCTGATCAACATTGCAACGTTCCAAGCCGATTGGCTGGGCTCGTTTGCAGGTGTGACCTACACGGACAACACCCAGAAACCTGTGACAGCCAACTTTTGGCCCGGTGCAGTTTCTGGCGCCACCAACATCCAGGCATGGGTATTTGACGACCCTGCAAACGTGTACGACATTCAGGCAAACGGCTCTATCACTGCCTCCATTGGCCGCCAGATCGATTTTGACTCTGGCTCCATTGGTTCTGGCAGCACTGCCACCGGTCTGTCCTCGGCCATGGCTGCCTCGGCAATTGTTTCTGCTGGCACACAAGCCCAGATGCGCATTGTTGATGTCAACCAGGCGCCAACCAATGCCTGGGGCGACGCGTTCACTGTGCTGCAAGTACAAAACGCGCGTCACCAGTATGTGGCCAACAAGGTTTCTGTCTAAGGAGCACAAGAATCATGAAAAAATACTTTACCTCCTTTGCAGTAATGGTTGCTGCAGGCCTGGCGTTGGCCAGTACCGCAGTAGTCGCCGCAACTAAGGCCGTCGGCGAACGCCTGCACGCCACTCTGTTTGGCTACATGGCCAATATGGGTCTGGTGTTGTTTGCTGCGCCTATGCGAAGCAACGACTTCCGCTCCATTGTTGAGCCAATTCTGAATGAGGCCTTTGACGGGGTCTACGATCAGCGAAAGGACGAGTGGAAGCAGATCTTCAAGGAACGCGACGGTATTGCCCGAGCTTACCACGAAGAACCTGTGATGTACGGCTTTGGTGTTGCGCCTGTGCTGCCTGACGGTCAAGCTGTGACTTACCAACAAGGTGGTGTGCTGTTCAACCAGCGCTACTACTACCAAGTCTTTGGTCTGGCTTACGCCCTGACTAAGGTCCTGGTTGAAGACGGTGATCACATCCGCATCGGCCGCATCTTTGCAGAGCACCTGGCACAATCTTTGGTGGAAACACAGGAAACCCTGGCTGCCAACATCCTGAACCGTGCTTTCAACGGTTCGTATCTGGGCGGTGATGGCGTGTCTTTGATCAGCACATCCCACCCGATTGTCGGCGGTACCTTTAGCAATCAGCTGTCCACAGCTGCTGCGCTGAGCCAGACCTCCCTTGAGCAGATGTTGATCCAGATCCGCAAGGCTGTGGACAACACAGGCAAAAAGGTTCGCCTGGAGCCCAAAAAGCTGGTTACCTCACCTGACAACATCTTCCAGGCTGAAGTGTTGCTGAAGTCCGTGCTGCGTGCCGGTACCACCAACAACGACATCAACCCTGTGAAGTCTATGGGCGTTTTGGAAGCGGACCCAGCTGTCCTGTCCCGTCTGACCTCGCCCACAGCATGGTGGATCCAGACCAACGCTCCGCGCGGTCTGAACATGATGATGCGTCGTCGGTTGGAAAAGAGCATGGAAGGTGACTTTGAAACCGACTCCATGCGCTACAAGGCCACCATGCGCTATATCCCTGGTTGGACAGACCCACGGTCGCTGTTCGGTACTCCAGGCGCCTAATAGGCACTTTCCAGGGCTTCGGCCCTGGACTCACATTCAACGGTCAAACTTTTCAAGGAGCAGACCATGCAACTTTCTGACGACATTCGCCTAGGACCCGTCTTCCTGCCTAATACAGATAACGACGGCCCATCGCCCCAAGAGCTGGGTGTTGGCCCCATGGGCCGTGTGTACATTTGGGACATTGTTCCTTTGACGCTGCAAGCTGCAGGTTTGGCGGCGTCTGCCAACCCAGGTTCAGGAGCCTCTTTCACACTGGCCGCAGGTACAGGCGTCACTTCTCGCGTGCGGGCTGACGGCACTACAGAGTATGTGTTGGACGTGCCACGCTGTGTGACCATCACAGCAGCTGGTGCCAATACAGCCACATACACTGTTACCGGTTACGATCAGTACGGCCAACGCATGAGCCAAACCCTGGCAGCACCAAGCACTAGCACAGTGGCCACAACCAAGGCGTTCAAGACTGTCATTAGCGTTACTAACGCCAATGCCACAGCTGGTACCAACGGGTTGACTGTTGGCTTCAATGACAAGTTTGGCCTGCCATTCCGCGTCACTGATGTTGGCTACGTACAAAGCGTGAAATGGGCTGCAACTTTGGCTGCAGATGCTGGCACTTTTGTTGCTGCCGACACGACCAGCCCTGCTACGGTGTCTACCACTGACGTACGCGGTTGCTATACGCCTTCTAGCGCTGCAAACGGCTCACGTCGTTTGGTAATGTCCATTGCCTTGCCAGCTTTGGCTGTTGGGCCTAATGCAACCCGCATTGGTGCTGCAGGCGTGACTCAAGCCTAACTTGTGCAGGAGTTGGCATGGCTACTACCTCAGGAACTGTTGGCGCAACAACCATCGACGTAACTACGCTCATTGAGCATGCGTTTCGCCGGTGCGGAAAAATGCCCTCTACAGTTTCTGGGGAGCAGCAGCTGGCGGCAGTAGAAAGTCTTTTCTTTTTACTGACCGCTCTTGCCAACGATGGCATTAGCCTTTGGTGCGTACAGCAGGCAGTTATCCCGCTGTACATTGGTCAAACAGAATACGTTCTTCCTCCAGGCACGGCAGATCTACTGTCCGCCCTTTACCGCACACAGACAGCTTTGACAGAGCTTGCTCCAGTTTCTGGCGTCAATTACATTGGAAGCCAGTTTTCTGAGGCCACCTCGCCATCCAATGTCCAAGTCAGCTTTACAGCAGCTGGCACCCCGGCTCTTGTCGTAGAAAGCAGCCCGGATGGAGCCACGTGGACCCAGGTCGCGTCGTTTCCCGTTCAACAGTCAGTTCTAGCCTCGGGCAAGTTTTTAGCCGTAGACATACCAAATTCCATCGCAGCCGTTTACTGGAGAGTACGTGACACCTCCGGCACCATTTTGGCTGGTGCGGCTGTGACTTTTTCTAACAATCCGTCAGAAATTCCAATGTCTTCTTTGAACAGAGATGACTATTGGTCTCTGCCAAACAAAACATTCCAAGCTACTTCCTCGCTGCAGTATTGGTTTAATAAGCAACTGGAACCTACTATTTCTTTGTGGCCAGTACCAAGCATTGCCAACCAAATTGTTGTGCACGTCCACTTGCAAATTCAAGATGTTGGCTCACTGACAAACTTGTTGGAGGTACCGCAGCGCTGGTACGAGTACGTAATTTTTGGACTGGCAGAGCGGCTTGCTGTTGAACTTCCAACTGGCGAGCTGCCTCCAGGCAGGCTAGAATATCTCCAAATGCAGGCCCAGCTCCAAATGGACAGGGCGGCAGACGGAGAGACAGATGGCGCACCCATCAGGCTGTCGCCAAATATCAGAGGCTACACCCGTGGCTGAGTATCTGAATACACTTGGCAAAAGTTCGCTGGCCATAGCGATCTGTGATAGGTGCCACTTTAAAACGTCCATCACTGATTTGATCAGT